CGCAGCAAGTCGATGACAAAACCCTGCGCTGGCAGGCAAAAAACCAGTGGTTCGGCGCTCCGGGATACGAGGAAATGACCAGCTTTGCACTAGGGCTGCATCAGAAGCTAGTGAATTCGGGGGTAGACCCCCGCAGTGATGAGTATTTCGAGCGAATAAATGCTCGCATGAAGTCAACGTTCCACGAATTTTTCGGGGATGATGACAAGCCGAAGTCCGGTGATGGCTTCAGAAAGCCGAGCACGGTTGTGGCACCAGCGACACGTTCGACTGGCGCTAGAAAAGTCCAGCTAACCCCTACGCAAGTTGCGTTGGCTAAAAAGTTTGGATTAACCCCGCAGCAATATGCTGTTGAATTGGCAAAGATGGAGAAATCAAATGGCTGAAAACCGTACACCTCGTGACCTTAACTCACGCGAAAAAAATGCTCGTGCTGTATACGTACCGCCGAGCGCGCTGCCAGACCCAACTCCCGAACCGGGTTATGTCTACCGATGGATTGCTACGCATATCATGGGACAGGCTGATCCGACAAACGTGTCTAAAAAGATGCGTGAGGGCTGGGAACCGGTCAAAGCAGCAGACCATCCAGAATTGATGCTGATGGGTAACGACGCAACAGGTAACGTTGAGATCGGAGGACTAATGCTCTGCAAGATGTCCCAAGAGATGGCGGAAGCTCGCGACCGGTACTATAACCAACAGGCTCAGTCCCAGATGGATTCAGTGGACAACCACTTCATGCGAAACAGTGACCCTCGGATGCCGCTGTTCTCAGACCGCAAGTCAACGAACAGTCGCGGAGGCGGGTTTGGTTCAGGTTCTAAGTAATTTAGGAGTTTTTTAATATGGCAAATACTGCTGCACCCTACGGGCTAAAACCCGTCAAGCGTGTTGATGGCATGCCTTATGCTGGCGCAACGGAAGAATTTCTGATTGATCCAGCTGGCGAAGCCACCAACATTTTCAATGGTCAAGTCGTGATTGTCGGTTCTGATGGCTATTTGGCTATCTCTACCGCTACTGGCGCTGACATCACTACCAACAACCTCGGCGGCTCTGGCGTCGGTGCTATTGGTGTGTTCGTTGGTTGCGAGTACGTCAACGCACAAGGTCAAGTGATTCACAGCCAATACTACCCCAGCGGTACAACTGGCGTGGTCAAGGCTTATGTCGTTACTGACCCTAACGTCACGTTCCAAGCTCAATTGGATGGTTCTGGCGCTCAAACAGTCTTGGGCACCAACACATTCTTTGCTGCTGTGCAGTCTACCTCTACTGGTTCTACCACTACTGGTAACTCTACTTCAGCTTTGGATGCTACCGTTCAAACGACTGCTGCTGCCTTCCGTATTGTCGGTTTCGCCTCACCCGCAGGCGATGCTTATACAGACGTGTTGGTTAAGTTCAACCCCAGCGCTCATTCATATTTGAATAACGTTGGTCTGTAAGGAGTAAATAAAAATGGCAATTTCACGCAGTCAACTACTTAAAGAGCTGTTGCCCGGCTTGAACGCTCTGTTCGGCATGGAATACAAGCGTTATGGCGAAGAGCACAAAGAGATTTACGAAACTGAATCTTCTGAGCGCTCATTTGAAGAAGAGACCAAGCTGGCTGGTTTTGGTTCTGCACCTGTCAAGGCTGAAGGCTCTGCCATCGCTTATGACAACGCGCAAGAAGCATTCACCGCTCGCTACAACCACGAGACTATCGCTCTGGGCTTCTCCATCACTGAAGAAGCTGTTGAAGACAACTTGTACGACAGCCTGTCTGCTCGTTACACCAAGTCTTTGGCCCGTGCGATGTCTTACACCAAGCAAGTTAAAGCTGCTGCTGTGTTGAACAACGCATTCAGCGGTTCTTACCTTGGTGGTGACGGTGTCTCTTTGTGCGGCGTTAACAGCGGCTCAAGCCGTGTTGGTCACCCCCTGATCAACGGCGGTGCGAACTACAACAGCCCCACCACTGGTTCTGACCTCAACGAAACTTCGTTGGAAAACGCGATCATCCAGATCGCTGGTTGGACCGATGAGCGTGGTTTGTTGATCGCTGCTCGCGCTCAAAAGATGGTGATTCCTCCATCATTGCAGTTCGTTGCCACCCGTCTCATGAAGACTGAGTTGCGCACCGATACCGCTAACAACGACATCAACGCGTTGCGTAGCGATAATGCAATCCCCGGCGGTTTCACTGTGAACCACTTCTTGACCGACACGAACGCATGGTTCATCATGACTGACGTTCCTAACGGCTTGAAGCACTTTGAGCGTACGCCTTTGGCTACCTCTATGGACGGCGACTTCGATACTGGTAACGTACGTTACAAGGCTCGTGAGCGTTACAGCTTCGGCTGGTCAGACCCATTGGGTATCTGGGGTTCAGCAGGCGCCTAAGCCTGACGAAAA